GAACCCTTTTTAATATTCTCAAGATGATTTTTCCAATCACCACTTGTTTTATTAACAATGTTTCCAGTGTGGGTAACAAGACTGGGCGCTGAAGGTGGGATATGCCAGTCAGGATTTTCTTGAATGAATTTTTCGATTTCACTCCAAGAACAAAATCTTTCTTCTCGTTCTTCGGTATTTTTATTTTCTATGATGTATGTTGGCATATTATCTCCAGTAACGTTGGGAGTGACCTGCACCCCCAACGAGATACCTGACCACCTACCTTTATGCTAGAAGTGAATTTTCGTATTCTGCAATAGATTGATTAAGAAATTCTTTTTTCACCAATAACTTATGAGCAAGGTCTGTGCGGCCTTTCTTCCGCAGGCGGTGAATATAGTTATCGAGTTCTCTACTGTCGTTCTTCAATCTCTCTATTTGGTTTCTTGGCATAGACGCTCCTTGTTGTTAGAGTTAAAAGAACATAACGAAAATATTAAGATTTTAGCAGATTAGGAAACGCCTCCTCTACTATCTTCTTAGTCAAACCTTTGAAGGGTGCTTTCTTTTGCACCATATTGAGAATAATGAGTGCATCCTCTGGATGAACACTTTCCAAAAGTTGAATGAACTTATTCTCTCGTTTATAACTTGTGATGGAGTCGCCTTTCATACCTTTTACAAACCAACCGAACTCTAAGTGTTGTCTCCTTAGACTGTTTGGGGTGCTTTCGGGGCGACTTGGCGTGTATGGTGGTTTACCGGCTGGTAAACTCCATTCAATAGATTTATCATATGCCCCTCGACAAACGTCTCGCAGGGCTGGGATACTGTTTTTCTTCAAGAACTCTATCTTGTCTTTTCTTGTTTTCTGTTCAGAAAACTTTTGAAGTATTTCAAATACATCAAGTTCCATAATAACCTCTTAATAGTATATAGTGTTTTAGGTATTTAGACTTTGTAATAGTCGTTAAATTCTTCTAACATTTGTTCATATTCATTCACAAGAAACTGATATGTCGCAACGCTCTCAAGGTTTTTCTCCTTTTGAGCTTTTGCGAGGTCATCTTCTGCGTCTCTGAGAAATTTGATAATTTGTTTTTGTCTCAACTGAGCCTCTTTGTTTATCATGCGGCTAACTTCTCCTCTCCTGTGTATATATAACCTTTATCAAACTTACCGACATTAACGTTTACATAGTATGCGATATCAAAGTAGTCAGTCATGATATCGGTCTTGTCATACCACTCACCCCGACTCGTTACACCTTTCATGGCGGCAACCAACTCATTCAAAAAGTCAGCAGTCACTCCACTATAGAACTTATCAACGTGGTATGTATTGACTTGACTGTGCATATTGCCATCAGTAGCAGGGTAGTAAATATTGTCACCCCGATAGTCAACACCTCTAAAGTCCAAAGGCCCTTGTTGTAGAGTCACAACCAAAGAACTATAGTTGTTAATACTAATAGAACCTTTCATACCATACTTCTTGAGAACCGCCTTAATGCCAGGCGCCAACTCTTTTTTCATCTCTTGTGTTACATAAGCCATAGTTTCTCTCCTTTTCTCAACTATAATATTATATTACCAAATCTAACAGAGTTTGTCAAGCAAAATCTTTTTTAGGTCTTTTCAACCATTCAGTAAGAATTTGTCTTGATTCTGTTTTAGTCAATTCAAAGACCTCTTGAATAACAGGGGCTGCACCAAACATATTGATACTACCATCGTCACGCAAATTATCCAAGAAGTCAAAGATTCCATCATTTTCATTCATAACTATTTCCTTTCCTTTAGTAAAGGTCTACACCAAGTTCGTTAACAAGAATGCCAGCGACAGTCTCACGGTCAACAGTGTCACCACCGCCCCACTTATGCTTACGATATTCAGTAGGGTCAATGTCACTCAAGTCAACAAAGAACTCTTCCCGATTACTCATCAAGTAGATGTTGGTTGCTTCCCGAATCTGTGCTTTAGTAGCAAAGTCCCGTTGGGCATACATCTGACCTTCACCATAAAACTTTGCACAGTAATCAACAAACCCATCATACTCAGTCTTAGTGATTTCCATAATTTCGACACTCATTTTTGAAGTCCTTTCTCTCAACTTACATATACATAATACGACACAAATCACAATTTGTCAAGTATTATTTTCAAAATAAGTCAAAATAAATTTCATTTTTTTCATAGAAAGCTGTTGACATTATCTGCCAGGCCTGATAACTTAATAGTATAGTCGAAAGGAATGATTATGAAAGTTGACATTTTTGTTGAAGATGATTTTGCGAAGGAGAACAATCTCGTTGATTATATCAATGCTGTTGCCTATGAGTTAGGACTTTATGGTGAGGGTAGTTTTGATACAACGATTTGTTTTGAGTTCAATAAAAAACTTGATGCAGATGCAGGTGGCTTCTGTTATGGTGACTCTGAAGAAATTGATATCGAAATTGCAACTCATATTCAAGGTGAACCACTTGATATTGGACAAATCAAAATCAATATCGCACACGAAATGATTCATGCTCAACAGATTATGAGTGGTCGGTTACAAGACCACGGCATTAAGATACTTGATGGATGTCTTGTCAAAGTTGCAGAGTGGGATGGTGAGTGTTACACCAATACTAAATATGATGACCAGCCTTGGGAAATCGATGCGTATGCTCGTGAGAGTTTAGTTGCGATTAATGCTGAAGGGATGATGAATGCCGCATAGTGCTGAATATCAAGAGTATCTTTTGAAACATAGAGATAAACAAAATAAAGGTTTGAATGGTCGGGACTCTGAACAGTCTAAGACCTACCAAGCAGAATTTGTTTTTCAGAAAAAATATGGCAAAATCAAAAACTTCGAGACTGTCGAGGAAGCACAGAAACGTGCAAAACAAATCTATGCATCTAAGAAGTGGCAAAAGGTTTGGAAACTAGAAGGTCGCAAGACTGCCACAATAAAAAAACCCACAATTGTTCTCAAAGAACGCAACTCAGGTAAAGGTTTTGCAGGTTGGACTGATGGTTGGGGAATAATCCTAGACAGTAAAGCAGGGTTAGACGAATACGTTCTGTTGCATGAGTTGGCACATTGCTTGGGTCACATGCATCATGGTCGTTCTTTCCGCCGTGCGTTGTTAGAACTAGTCGGTGCATTCATTGGTGTAGATGCCAAGAAGATGTTGAAAAAAGAGTTCACCAAACGCAAACTCAAATGCGGAGCAGAAAGTAAACCATTGTCATACGAGAAATGGTTGGAATCGAAGAAAAAAATGGAGAGGATTCGTGGCAGAAAAAAATAACACAAATCTAATCGAGAAGGTAACACCCTCATATACTATTGATTGGTATGTCAAATGGGCAGCGACAGCCTTTATTATTGCAGGTGTTATTTGTAGGTCAGCAGGCCCTGAGTATGCACTCTATGACCTTATCTTTGGTGTGGTTGGAACTGCACTATGGGGATGGGTGTCTATGATTTGGCAAGACCGAGCCCTGATTATTTTAAACACAACGATGTTTATCATTCTAGTCGTTGGATTACTGAAAGCAATAGCATGACCTTTATACATGAACAAACAGAACTCACTGAAATGGAAACCATTAATGTTGATGGTGGTCGTAAGTATGTGACACCCGAAGGAGTCAACCTTCCTTCTATCACGACAGTCTTATCCATTCTAAGTCGTGCAGGTATCGCCGCATGGCGTAAACGTGTCGGTGAAGAGGAAGCCAATCGTATCTCTCATCGTGCATCATCACGAGGCACAAAGGTTCATGAAATCATCGAGAAGTATATTGACAATGACCCGAACTTCAAAGATGGATATACACCTGATATCATTGAGTCGTTTCTTGTTATGAAACCAACTCTTGATGAACGTATTGGAAAAGTATATGCACAGGAAGCCCCACTTTATTCTACACATCTAGGTCTTGCTGGTCGTGTTGACTGCGTTGCAGAGTTTGATGGTAAGTTATCTATCATTGACTTCAAGACAAGTCGTAAACGTAAAACACCCTCAATGATTAAGAACTACTTCATGCAAGAGTCTGGTTATGCAATCATGTGGGAAGAACGCACAGATATGCCTATCACTCAGTTGGTTACAATTATCTCTGTTGATGGTATGGATGAACCTCAAGTCTTTATCGAACATCGTGATAATTGGGTCAATAGTCTCAAAGATACCATTGAACAATACAATAAAGAAAATAACACTTCCGTTTTATTATAAATAGTGTTATAATACACTTTTGTAACAAATGGGATATCGATGAAATCTTTTAATCACTACTTAGTCGAAGACTTTGAACTCGCTGGAGATGTGTTTTCAGGATTTGAGTATACTCAGAAATCTGCAAGTGAGAAATCGAGAATAGAATTTCGTGTTACGTCTGATGACCGTGAAACTGACCGAGATGAGATTCTTCGTAGACTGAAGAATGCAGGTATTAGTGCTGAAAAAAGAGAAACAAGCGCATCTTCGGTTGACCCTATTTACGGAGAACATGAAGGTCGTAAATTTATAATTCTCGTAAAACCCAAAAAGGGCGGCATGGGAGAATCTACACTCAATGCAAGCATCACCGAACTCTTTCCCTGTATTATGTTTGAACGTCAAATCAAACCGACAGGTATGTCTGACAAAGACATTGACAAATTAATGGAAAGATTACTCTCAGTTGATACTCGCAAACTTAAATGTGTAGGTGCTAAAGACCAAGCGGCCGCAAAAGATACATTACAGAGAGCAGACTCATCATCCAAATATTTCGAAAAGATGAAGGCTGCAATTTCGATTTACAACTATTTGATTGATGAAAATAAAGATAAACCAATACGAAGAGTGTATTGGGGATATCGAGCAAAACCAAAAGGTGTCCCACAAAATCATCCAGGCGATATGTTTATTGAATATCAAGATGGAAAGATGCTTGGTGCATCACTCAAGTCTGGTGGTAAGAAAACCAAAGAACCTCAACTCAACACTTATCATTATACTGTATTTGTGAACGAGAGAAGTGGCCCTTCTTTTAATGACGCTAAAGGTAAAGAGGCCCTTCGAAAAAAAGTATATGATAAGGTTTATTCAAAGATACCTGATTTTCCTAAGTATGGTAATCACGATGGTGGCAAAGGCGGCCGTCACCCTGATAAAACAAAAGCAATCGCAACCATCAATAAACTTCCGACCAAAGAACAAAACAAACTCTATGATGAATATCTGGAGATTGTTCGTCAGGGATTGGTTGAAAGATTTAATCAGAACAAAGATGCGACTTTGAACTATATCAAAGAGGCAATACTTCGAGATGCACCTGATGTTCCGACTATTGTTATTAAAGCAATAGAGAAGAGTGGAACATATGAAGAGATAACAGACAAAGACCAACTCGGAGTATTTCTACCACAGGTTAGATTTGTGAAGTCATATTCATCTCGGAGTTCGAAACAGAACTGGTTTATTGAATTGAGGTCGGGAGACGAGAAGGTAACGCTTGCAATGTCGGTTCGTTCGAGTTCAGGTGGTAAACTTAAACAATGGAGTTTGAAAACACTTTATAATGGATTAAAAGTTGGTTAGTGAAGTATTATACTTTGATGATGTTTTAGATGTTTGTTTGATACCGAAAAATTGTTCGTCATCACTCAAGATTATGTGGTCACATCTAAATGGCATTGAGAGTAAACAAGTTACCTCAAACTGGTATGACTTGACTTTACAAAATTCTATGGTCTCAAATGAGTTTCGGAATGTAAAAAGAATAACGATAAAGAGAGACCCGATAAAAAGATATTTAAGTGCAGTGAATTTTTCAATAAACTTTTATGGTTTTATGAAAGCAAGATATAATGAAAAAGTTCCAGATTGGACTAAATGGGAAATAGGAAAGATTATAAATGGTGGAAAATACTGGCCTTTAAGACCAGAGTTTCGTTCTCAATATGAATGTGGGGGTGACCTAAGTCAGTATGATAAGGTATTTGATTTTGAAAACTTTGAGGAATGTGTGACATTTATTGAGAATGAGATTGATTGTGAACTTGATAGAGTAAAGGCTACAATATCAAAATCGATTTGGAAAGAGAAAGATTTATCACTCAAGATGATAGATGATATAAGAAAAATATATAAAGAAGATTACGACAATGGTTGGTTTTAGAAATTATATAACAGAACAGAAGAACACTCACATGACCCATATCGAGGATAAGGTTCTCTATGGTGGTGTGAATGGAACACGACAGGCAATCAATGCATTGCGTGAGTTGCGTGATATGTTAGGTGGTCAGTCTAAAAGTAAACTATCTACCAAGTGGGATGGTGCGCCTGCAATCTTTTGTGGTCAAGACCCTCGTGATGGTGAGTTCTTTGTCGCAAAGAAAGGTATCTTTGCTAAGAATCCAAAGGTCTATAAAACCAATGCAGAGATTGATGCAGATATGTCTGGTGACCTTGCAGATAAGATGAAGGCTGCGTTGAAGTATCTACCAGACCTTAATATCAAGGGTGTTATTCAAGGAGACTTCTTGTTCTCAAAAGGAGACGTTGAGACGAAGAAAATCGATGGACAGAAATACACAACCTTTCACCCCAATACAATTATCTATGCTGTTCCATACGAACAGGCAGATACCATACGCAAAGCACAGATTGGTATTGTTTGGCACACAACCTATACAGGTAAAGACTTCGAGTCGATGAAAGCAAAGTATGGTGTTGATGTATCTAAGTTCAAGTCATCTAAGAATGTTTACTCAGCAGATGCGATGTTGCGTGATGTCGGTGGTGCGACTATGGATGACAAAGAGACTGCCGAAGTTACCAAGAACCTGTCAACGGCTGGTAAGATATTCAATAAGATTGCAGGTTCGACACTGCGTGAACTAGAGAACAATCAAGAACTTGCACAACTCATCGAACAATACAACAATACATATGTGCGTGAAGGACAGATGATACCTGATAGTCGTAGACATGTCACAGGTCTTATCAAATGGATTGAGAATAAGTTCGCAAAAGAGATAGAAAAACGAAAGAGTGAGAAGGGTAAAGCGACTCAACAAAAGAAATTAGACGATATTCTCACCTTTTTTTCAAACAAGAACAAGAAGTCTCTCGTCAATATGTTTGAACTACAGAAAAATATTGTATTAGCAAAATTAAAACTTATAAATAAACTTAATAGTATACAAAACTATGACGCTTTTGTAAAAACCAAAACTGGTTACAAGACTACAGGTGCGGAAGGTTTTGTTGCGATTGACAAATTAGGTGGTGATGCGGTCAAGTTGGTTGACCGCCTTGAATTTTCGTATAACAACTTCAGTCCTGATGTGCTGAAGGGATGGGATAAACCAAAGAGGTAGACCAAATGCCAAAACCATTAGGTTTTAAAGATTTTCTTACCGTTGACTACACTGAAACAGGTGATGGTCAGTTAGCATACAATGCCAAAAGACGTAAACGTGATGATGGTGAAGGCCCTTATGAGGCACTCACTGTGCAACAACGCATGGCAAAATCTCGTCAGATGAAAAAGATGAAAGCAAAAATTGCTCTTGGTCGTAAGAGAGCAGAGAGAAAAGTTGCATCTGTTGATGTTCTCAAGAAAAGAGCTGCCAAACAAGCAAGGAACTTCTTTGCTAAGAAAATAACAAAGGGTCAAGATAAGAGTGACCTTGGATTAGCACGAAGAACAGATATTGAGAAACGTCTAGATAAGATGAAACCAAAGATTGATAAACTTGCGAGGAAGATGCTTCCGAAGATTCGTAAGAAAGAGATTGAAAAGAAAAAAGGCGGCGGTAGTGGTAATTAAGAATTTTAAATCGTATCTGGTTGAGTCGGAACGTGAGGTATTCTTTACATTTGGTAGAATGAATCCTCCGACAATTGGTCATGGTAAAGTTATCGATACGATTGTTAAAAAGGCGAGAGGTGCAGATTATAAAATCTTTGTATCTCAGACAACAGGTGAGAAAGACCCATTGTCTTATTCTGATAAAATCAAAACTCTTCGTAAGATGTTTCCCAAACATGGTCGCAATATCATTGCCGATAAAAAGATTCGTAATGTTTTTGACGTAGCCGCAAAACTTTATGATTTGGGATATCGTAAAATCAACATGGTTGTCGGTCAAGACCGTTTGAATGAGTTCGAAACTCTATTGAAAAAATACAATGGTAAGAAAGCCAAACATGGTTTTTATAACTTCGAGACAATCAATATTGTATCTGCTGGTCAACGTGACCCTGATGCAGAGGGTGTTGAAGGAATGTCTGCATCCAAGCAACGTGCGTCAGCAAAGGATAATGACTATGCGGCATTCGCACAGGGTGTTCCCAAAGGATTTTCTGACAAAGATACTCGCACACTCTTTAACAAAGTTCGAGCAGGACTTGGTATCAAAGAAGAACGTTCTTTCAAACGTCATATCGATTTAGGTAAATTAGACGATACTCGTGAGGCATATGTCTCAGGTGATTTGTTTGAAATCGGTGATGATGTTATTATCAAAGAAAGTGGAGAGGTTGGTATTGTCTCTATGCTTGGTGCGAACTATGTCATTGTAGAAGTGAATCAAAAAAGATATCGCAAGTGGTTAGACGATGTAGAACTGGTCGAGAAGAAAGCACGTCAGGACAAAGAGATTGGTAAGGATGTAAAAGGAACACAGCCTGCAAAGTATTATGCGAAGGATGCTGAAGGCGATGACATGTCAAAGTCAACCAAGAAGAAACGTGCCGCACATTTCAAGAAAGGCACTGCAAAGGATGATGATGACCCATCTGCATACAAACCAGCGCCTGGCGATAAGGGTGCAGAGACCAAACCATCAAAGTATACCAAAGCATATAAGAAGATGTTTGATGAAAAGATAGGTAGCACTGGTGCGTTTGGCACGAAGTCTGCGACAGGAGTGTTGAGTCCAGCCTTAGATAAAGCATTGGATAAAATTGTAAACAAAAAGAAATATCAGAAGGCGGTTCGATTGTATCTTGATTGGAGACGTAAGAATCCGAAGGCAGGACAATCAGGTGCGTATGATTTTCTGAGACATGAACTTGGTGTCGAATCTCCAAGACAAGTTCTACAGTATATGAATCAGATGATAAAGAAAGGTCTTCTTCCAAAACATCTTGAGTTGAAGGCTGAGACTGACCCAGAGGTTATAAAAATAAGAACTGATTATAAAGATGATAAAGAAGACTTGAAAAAACAATATCGTGCAACTCTTGATAAAGCAAGAGATGCAAGACGACTCGCAAAAGCACAACAAAAAAACAGAGAGACACAACCATGAGTGGCAGAAAAACCTTTAGAAAATTTTATGCAGAGAGACTGGACGAGTCTCTTCAGGAAAAAAATGAGGCACTTGCAAAGAAAGCATCGAAGTCTGGTATCTCTTATGGAACACTCAAGAAAGTCTTTGACCGTGGTGTTGCCGCATGGAGAACTGGACACAGGCCTGGCACAACACCTTCTCAGTGGGGATATGCACGAGTTAATGCATTTATTGTAAAAAAGAAAAAGGGCAACTTAAATCACGATAAGGACTTAGCGTAATGAAAAAGTTTAGATATTTATTTGAAGAAACAAAAATAGGAAATAAAACCTTTGACGATATGGAATTATGTCCTGGCGCAATAAAGGCGTTTAAAAAAGATTACGAGACCAAAGACAATAAAGAAGAAATTCTTAGTGCAGCCCAAGCAGTAGATGACTATCTTGCAATTGAAAGAAAAGGTCTTGATGGTAATATTGATGAGACTGACCTTGAAAAAATGAAAGGTATGGTTGATGTTGCGAAAAAGAAAATTGCAGATGCAGGACTAAGTGCTGATGACCATGATTATCATCAAGGACATATAGATACAGTTACCTCCTTGGTAAAGAAGTCTAAGTCTGTTGAAGAGAAAACACTCACTCCCGCTGAGATAAAGAAAAGAAATGAAATAGCGAAAGCAATGAAAAAGGACGAACCTGACATGCCTATGGACAAGAAGATGGCAATTGCAACCGCCACGGCAAAACGTGTTGCAGAGGAAAAATCTGTTCGTCAGTTGATTGACCCTAAGAAAGAAGTTATGGTTGTCAAGATGATGTCAGGTAAACGACACAAGGTTATCGTTATCGACAAATCGAAACAGAAAGAGTATCTCTCAAAGGGTTGGTTGCTTGCTGAAGAAGTCGAACTTAATGAAGCCACCGATTTATACAATAAAGGTGGTATACAAATAGTAAGGTTTGCGGCTGGTAAAGGAAAACTAGGAGTTGAGATAACTGTCAAAAAAGGCACAAGCGCAAGCGAAATTGGTGGCCAAATTATCTTATCTGATGCTCAGTTCAAAAATCTTCAAAGAGCATTACCTAAAATCAAACTTAAACAAGGTTTAGGTGAAGCAGTCTCTCCTGCTCAACAAGCTGCGATTGCAATCTCAAAGAAAGAACGTGGTGAGAAACCAAAGAATGAGGCAAGTGCCGCTGCTGATGCGAGAAGAGCGATGAAGTCTCGTGGTGCAACCAAAGGTATGGCACTCACCAAAAAAGACAAAGACACTGAAGCAACCGATGACGATAGAAAGGCTGCTTCTAAAAATATTATCATGCAGTTGCGTAAGGCGGCTGATTTACCAACAGGAGCAGAAGTTGTATTTAACAGAGGAAAAGGAAAAGTTTCTAGAGACCAAGCGAAAGCGACATTGGCTCGTTTTGATGGCCTTTCAAAACCGAATGAAAAAGAGAAATTCCAAAAGAGCATCAGGTCTCTCGCAGACATCAAGAAAATCTTAGGTAGATAATGAAAACATTTACTGAACACACAGATTGTGGAACTGATGAGTGTTGTGGTACTTGCTCTTCTCTTATTGAAAACAACATTTTTCGTGTTGGGTCAGAGAAGTATTTCGAATACTTTCGTGAAGCAAGAGAGAAGTATTATGCAGGTGACCTTGAGTTAGATGTCGCAGATATAGATATCATGGAGTCTGACCTCGGCGAGTTCGCAGAATGGCGTGGAGAAAATGTCGCACTAGATTGTATCTTTGAAGAAGACAAACAAGATATGCCTCTAAATCAACCGAAGAGAGGTGGGCCGAAGAAATACTATGTGTATGTTCGTGACCCTTCAAGTGGTAACGTGAAGAAGGTTACATGGGGTGACACCACAGGATTGAAGGTCAAACTAAATGACAAGCAGGCTCGTAAATCATTTGCCGCTCGTCATAGATGTGACCAACAAAACGATAAAACAAAGGCTGGATATTGGGCGTGTCGATTACCAAGATATGCAAAACAATTAGGATTAAGTGGTGGTGGAAACTTCTTTTGGTGATTACATGCAACCTTATTATCAAAATAAAGACATTAGAGTCTTTTCAAAATATGTTGATGAAGAGGATTTGGTTTGGCATCGTGACCAAAATGATAGACAAATTATGGTTATCGAAGGAACTGCATGGAAGTTGCAGAAAGACAACGAGAAACCTATTATCATGGAACATGGTGTAGTTTACGAGATAAAGGCGATGGAGTATCATCGTATCATAAAGGGTTATGGTAATCTCGTGATAAAAATGTGGGAATAAAAACTAAATTTATATAAATAAAGTTATAAATCCTATGGGAAAAAAATGAAACAGGAAGTAAGACAAGTGGCGAGACAGACTCAAACTCAACGGTTAGACCGTATTGAGGAAAAGATTGATAAACTTGCTGACGCAATGATTTCTATTGCTCGGGCAGAGGAAAGACTCATATCTATAGAACAATACAATGCGAATCAACATGAACGCATGAATAAGTTCTCGTCAAAACTTGATGCACTGAACGATAAGGTGAATGATAACTCACGAGTCGTTAGTTTCATTCAAAAGGCCTTTTGGATTTTATTAGCAGCTATAGTCGCCGCCACTGGCGTGAACAAGTGGATGTAACAACGGAGAAAAAATAAAATGAGAACTTCTGACATAAAAAGATTGGGTGAGGCATTTGCATCCGTAGTTTCGCCACAAATCGGTTATACGGATGACGAAATAAAAGAACTGTGTCACAGCAAAGACCACAACTGTGCAATCACAGTCAACCACCCTGAATGGGGTCTTGGTAAACCTGTCTATGAATCACACGCAATACCTGATGATGAAGGTAATGTTGAGTGGTATGACGTTCAGTTCAAGCATGGTCTTGAGAAGAAAGTTCCTGCCTCTGACATGGAAGTCATCGAAGAAGCCCATCATATGAAGAAAAAGAAAACTGAAGGTAATGCATTCGGTGCGGCTCTACAAGCTGCAAAAAAGAATGGTGATGAAAAATTTGTAGTTGGTGGAAAAGAGTATGATGTGAAAGCAGAGGAAGCAAGACTTTCAAAAGAAGACAACACTAACGACAAGTCTGACGATGGTGATGGTATGGATAAAGTCCAACCTAAAGCAGTCAAGAAAAAGTTCAAAGACCGTAAAGACAAAGACATCGATAACGATGGTGATGTAGATTCATCTGACGAGTATCTTCACAAGAGAAGAAAAGCGGTCAGTAAAGCAATAACGAAGGAAGACGAACATGGTGATGATGAGAATGGTGAGGATAAACCCGATACCGCCAATGGAGATGATGAGAAAAAGAAAAAGAAAAATGGAAACCCAAAAACAGACGATAAGACAGCAGAAATCTCAAAAATCGGAGAAGAGATTGACGAGTTAAATTCTATGTTCGAACGTTTATGGGAAGCAGAGCATAAGGGAAAACGTAAGCAAGACCAGAACAATGGTGAAGACTATGATGATAAAGAGTCTCCTAAGTCTAAAGAATTTGAAAATGCTCATAAGAAGTCTGACAAGAAAATAGAAGACAATTATGAGGATGGTGTTGCTACAACTACCAAAGCTGAGAAAGATGGAACGAAACCCAAATCAGGTAAACGTCCTCAAGATAATCAGAGTGGTGACACTAATGTAAAAGAGGATATTGATATGGATACTAAAGATGGTTCTATATCAATGGTTGAACTTGCCCGCCGTGAACTCGCAGGTGAAAATAGAAAAGATACAGAAAATCAAAATCCTTTTGATGGTCGCACAAAGGCTGCAAAAGAATTTCTTGAAAGAATGAATAATCGTAGAGGTAAATAATTATGACAATCAAAGCTCCTTCATGGTGTAGTAACGCAGTTCCAACTAATCGTGGTTGGGAAGACCCAGATACAGGTGAACTTTATGTATCTGGTGGTTTCAAACAAAGTGACATTGACGAATTTTTTGGTGTGAAAACAATCAAAAGAGAATCCGTCAAGGTTGTAACTAAGTCAAAGAAAAGAAGTAAACCAAAACAGTTTACGACTCTCACAGAAGCACCTGTTGCAAATAAATCTGTTGAGGATATGACTGAGGTAGAAGCCGAAGCAACTGCGGAACATTACACGAAATCTCTTCAGGAATTAAAAGAAGAGATAGTTGAAGAGGACTCTTAGTAATCCCTAAATAATCGGAGTAAAACCGTTTATTTGGAATTGTTATGAGACTTACAAAAGAGAATTTAGTCGTATACGCTGCGAAACATTATTATAATCCTAAGTGTATTGACAGCGAAGAGTTCTTCGAAGACCTAAAAAAATTCAAATATGTTAAACGACTGTTGAACCGTTATCGACAGAGTGGTGAACTGTCTGAACGACTCATCATTAATCATCTCATTGTGATATTCAATGTGTTTGGTTACGATGCAGGTCTCAATATTCTTGAACTCAAAATTGAATTAGAATATTGGGAAATACTCAAACCATTTCTTATCTTTCTCAAAGCAGTAAAAAATACAGAATACACTAACATTGAAATGGATAAATTTGTTGTTGAAAGACTTCGGGAGATATAAATAGGACTATGGGTATTCTAAAGACAGCAGCCGACCTCGTTTATACGATTCGATTTCTTAAACTTCTCGTAACACCATTCGAAAAGTTAGGGGCATATGAAGCAGGTATCATCGACAAAGAAGGTAAGAAAAATCCAGACTTCAATACCAACAGTGCAGATGACCGAGCCGCATATCGCAAACACTACACACCCTTTATTCGTCTGGTAGTCAACCTCAAAAGAATCATGTCAAAGGCGCCTGGCGGTCAATCTATTCTCGCCAGATATGGTGCGGCACTTCTTCTTATTCGAGAACATGGTGAACTCAACAATAAACAAATAAATGAGATACACGAACAGACAGGTATAGACTTGTTAGATTGTCTTGCCGAAGAAAGTCAGTGGTTTATGATAGAAGGAGACAATCTCTCACCTGGCATATATCGTATGAAGTATGATACAATTACAACACAACTTGAAGAAGTTGTGAATAAGAATGACCAGATTAGAGTTATTGAAAATTCTCCTATTGGTGAAGAACTTGGAATTAATATATATAAAGGACAACATTTAAATTCAGGACAGAATGTCTACTTCTCTACTGCGGAAATCACGAAATGAATTACGAAAGTCTCTGGGCAAACATTCACAAGAAAAGAGAGAGAATCAAAAGAGGTTCTGGTGAGAAGATGAGAAAGAAGGGGGAGAAGGGCGCACCGACTCCAAACCAACTAAAAAGAGCAAAGGGAGAAGCTAATGAGGAGATGACAAGCACATCCTCAGTAGCAGGAGCAGGGGACAATCCAGAAAAGATTGTCCCTGTTCATATGAAGAAAAGAAAAAAAGACCGAGAGAACGTTATTCGTAGGTTTATCGAAAATAGAACAAAAAGTGAAAACCTGATGCGAGAAAGGATTCTAGCAAAATACGAAGCATCTAGAATACCTAGAAAAAAAGGTCAACCAGCTGGGTCAGACAAACACTCAGATTTATACACGGACGAAAATCCGAAAGGAACTATTCATGGTCTTGGTTTCAAAGATGTTGAAACTGCAAAGGCAAGTGTAAATAAAATAGAATCTTCTAGTAGAACTCATGCACACAAAATACAAGCAGCGATTGCTATGGAACAAAGAGCAAGAGTGATGGGTAAGACAGCAGAAGCAAATGTCTATCGTGCATACATCGAAAAGATGAAGAAGATTACTAAACAAAAGAAAAACAAATAGGAGTGAATAATGCTTAGTGGTATTCTTGGTAGTCTATTAGGTTTTGGTGGTTCGGTTGTCCCTGCCATAACAGACCATTTCAAACAAAAAGGTCAACAGAAGTTTGAACTTGAAAAAATGAAAACTCTTGCTGAACTGCGTAAAGCAGGGTTCGACCATGAGTTAAGAGCATGGGAAGCACAGGCCGCAGACAATGAACACGATAGGTTAATTCAACATGATATCTCTATTAATCAAGGCACAGGGTTTATTGCTGGTTTACAGAAGTCAGTTAGACCTGTCATTACATATTGCTTTTTTGGGTTGTTTGCTGTTATTGAAATAACACTTTTGATGGAAGCACTCGAAAAAGGCACAGACTTTTCAGAAGCCATTCAGATTCTTTGGGATGATGATACCAAGGCAATCTTCGCTGCAATCATCTCGTTTTGGTTTGGTTCTCGTGCTATAGATAAAATGCGAAAGTAACTTGACTTTTACTCTATATTATGTTATACTTTCAACTCAAATCTATAGCCGAGGACAACCATGCATACCCTAAAAATTGATAAAAAGAAAGATAATCTATTAGCAGACTACGCCGTAGGTATGCTCAAAGATTTCTATCTGAATGAATATGAAAAGAGTCCTCAAGAGGGGTTTGCTCGTGCCGCAGGTGCATGGTCACGATACAGAGAGGAAATGGATGATGCACTTGCACAACGTTTATATGATTATGTTAGCAACAAGTATTTTATGTTTGCTAGTCCAGTATTATCGAACGCTCCCAATGGAGAGAAAAAGGGAAAGGGGATGCCTATCTCGTGTTTTCTCACATATGTCCCCGATACTCTTGAGGGTCTTATTAGCCATTCTTCTGAGCTTCGTTGGCTCAGTGTTTATGGCGGCGGTGTTGGCGGACATTGGTCTGATGTGCGAACGGTCTCAGATATCGCTCCAGGCCCCATCCCATTTCTGCATACAGTAGATGCAGACATGATTGCTTATCGTCAGGGTAAGACACGCAAGGGTTCATATGCCGCATACATGGATATCTCACATCCAGACATTGTTGAGTTTATGAATATGCGTATTCCCACAGGTGACGTGCAACGCAAAGCACTTAATCTTCACAATGCAATAAATGTCACAGATGAATTTATGGTATGTGTAGTCAATGATGATGATTTTGAACTTCGTGACCCGAAAGACAATAGTGTAAGAGATACAGTCAATGCTCGTAAGTTATGGGAACGTCTTCTTGAGATTCGTTTTCGAACAGGTGAACCATATCTAAACTTTATTGATACAGCAAACAATGCATTACCGCAACCATTGAAAGACAAAGGACTTAAAATTCATGGGTCAAACCTATGTAATGAAATCCACTTACCAACATCTGATGATAGGACTGCGGTCTGTTGCCTATCATCTTTAAACTTAGAGTATTATGATGAATGGAAAGATACGACTATTGTGCGTGACCTTGTGCGGATGCTTGATAATGTCCTGCAATTCTTCATTGACGAGGCGCCCGATACCATCGAGCGTGCTAAATACAGCGCAGTTAGAGAGAGGTCTCTCGGACTCGGTGCAATGGGATTCCACAGTTTGTTACAAAAACATGGAGTCGCATGGGAATCAGAAGCCGCAAGAGAAATCAACAAAACAGTATTTGACCACATCAAATCAGAAGCAGTCGCAGAAACAGAACTCCTTGCCCAAGAACGTGGTGAGTATCTTGACGGTGAAGGAAGTGGAAGGAGAAACTCTCACTTGCTTGCTATTGCACCAAACGCTTCCAGTGGAATAATTCTATCCACAAGTCCTTCTATCGAACCGATGAAGGCAAATGCGTATACTCACCGAACTCGTGCTGGTTCATTTCTTGTAAAGAATAAATACCTTCAAGAACTGCTTGAAGAAAAAGGTGAGAACAACGACTCGACTTGGACATCTATCATTACCAAGAAAGGGTCAGTCCAACATTTGCCATTTCTCACAGAGGGTGAGAAGGCAATCTACAAAACTGCTGATGAACTTGACCAGATGTGGGTAGTGCAACATGCCGCAGAACGTCAGGATTTTATTTGTCAGGGTCAATCTGTAAATTTATTTTTTCCGTCTGGTGCGAATAAATCTTATGTAAATAAAGTTCATTTTAATGCGTGGAAACAAGGATTGAAAGGTCTTTACTATCTACGCACTGAATCAAAACAAAGGGCAGAGAACGTGTCTGAGAAGGTAGAACGTGTTGCATTGCAAGGTGATATGCGTTCTATTGTATATGGCAAGTCAGACTGTCCATTCTGTTCAATGGCAAAGGAAGAACTTCGCTTGCGTGGTATTCCTTTTGATTACATCGACCTGAAAGAAGTAGGTAAAACTGCTCGTGAGGTGACAGGTCGAGATGTTAGAACTGTTCCTCAGATATATTTACAAGGTGAATATGTCGGAGGTTATGACGAACTTATGGAATATTTTAACAAATCAATCGAAACCGAAGAAGGCGAAGAATGCCGAGCTTGTGAGGGGTAAACATGTCACTACTAGATTTTTCAAAAACATATCGTCCATTTCTATATCCGTGGGCAGTAGACTTATCAAAGAAACACGAAGAGATTCATTGGGTAGAAGATGAAGCAGAACTATCCGAAGATGTTCAGGATTGGAAAACCAAACTGACTGAACCAGAAAAGAACTTTATCACACAGGTTCTTCGTCTGTTCACACAATCAGATGTGCAAGTCGGTGAGAACTATCATGAACTCCTGATACCAAAGTTTAAGAACAACGAAGTCCGTAATATGTTATCATCGTTTGCAGGTCGTGAGGCTGTTCACCAACGTGCATATGCATTGTTGAATGACACACTAGGTTTACCTGATGAGGATTTTCATATGTTCCTCGAATACAAAGAGATGTCCGACAAGATTGACTTCATGAAACAGGGTGATATCAACAGTCACACAGGACTTGCATTAGCACTTGCACAGTCTGTATTCAACGAAGGTCTGTCAGTGTTCGCATCGTTTGTGATGTTGTTGAACTTCCAAAGATTCGGTAAGATGAAGGGTATGGGAACAATCGTTGAGTGGTCTATTCGTGACGAGACTGTTCACGTTCAGGGTAATGCGAAACTCTTCCGTGAGTTCTGCGAGGAACATCCTCGTATCGTCAATGATGAACTCAAATCTAAAATCTATCAGATGGCAAAAGATGTAGTCAAACTCGAAGACCGTTTCATCAAACTTGCTTTTGATGGTATGGAGATGGAAGGTCTGTCTGAGGAAGATGTTAAACAATACATCCGTCACATTGCAGACCGCAGACTTCTACAACTTGGTATGAAACCAAAGTTCGGTGTCAAGGACAATCCACTGCCGTGGTTAGATTGGGTTCTGAATGGTGCATCCCACGACAACTTCTTTGAGAAACGTGTCACAGAATATTCCGTAAATGGTATGGAAGGTGATTGGGGCTGGGATAAGGTTGCGGCATAATGGAGGGTGACATCTTTGAATTATTCTGTGTTGTATGCCAGACAGAGACAGAGGTGTCTGTAGTTGACTCTGATGAAGAACCAATTTATTGTCCGATGTGTGGGTCAGAGATTGAAATAGGATAAATAGAGATATGAAACCGATACTTACATACTACATGGGTTTTCACGACTCGTCTATAACCATATATGAACCTGACACTGATAAGATGTTTGTGTATGAGTTTGACCGCATCATAGGAGTGAAACACTCATTATTCATAAAATCTAACATGATAACTTCAGACTTTGTTTTTTGTCAAGATAGTGTATTAGACCTCTATGGTTCTAAAGAATTTAGTAATGTTTATATAAAGTTTAATAGTGCCAATCTATTTTCAGATACACCTCATGTTGTCGAGAGAACTAGTGCATTGGGTGATTTTACTGGCAAAGTCTTCGTTGAAGATAAAATAATAACAACCTATGGCGCTTACGAATCTAGTGATTCCATTCATCATCATGACGCACATGCTTGGTGTGGATATGGTCAGTCTGGATTCGATAATGCTTTTGTGATATCATTCGATAATGGTGGAGACGATACACATTTTCGCACAGCAACATTTAGAAATAAGAAACAGATAACTGGAACTAATTATGGATATCATATATCAGGGTTCTATCAATCAAACTCATATCCACTAAACGAAGTTTATGCTAACACATCTCATGGATATTCTTTAGGTGTGGTTGGTAAGGTGATGGCAATGGCGGCATATGCTAGTCCAAAACCAAGAGATGTTCAATCCCTTGTTGACAGAAATAGAGACTTTCATAAACATCGTGAAAATCTTATAACGTGTGATGGTTATCGGGCCATGGCACAAGAGGTGTTTGGTATAGACGACCAGAGATTTGGAGCATATACTGCATCACACTTTCTTGAAAAGTTTCCTGAAAACAGAGGAAGAGTATCAATCAATGGGGCATCTCAATATATGATTGCCGCTACACTTCAATCCTTTTTTGAAGAAACACTTATTGATATTATTAAAGAACACTTCATAGACGACATCAAACTCCATGACAATAATCTCATTCTCACTGGTGGTTCTGCAATGAACGTCCTAGCAAATGAGAAAGTAAGACAAACATTTCCAGATATAAATGTGTATGTTCCACCGAATCCTGAAGATGGTGGATTGTCTGTAGGTATGATGTTCCGAGAAATGAGTAGACTAAATCTTCTCAAGAAAACAGATTATGACCTTAGATTTGCAGGCCCTGCATTCTCGATGAATGACAGAGACCTACACAATCGTCCTAAGTTCTTTGATACTGAAGTTACTATCGAAGAGATTGGATAGAGACTTCGTGATGGTAAAGTCATTGGTTTGATTCAAGGTGATGTTGAGGTCGGGCCTAGAGCTCTTGGACACAGGTCAATCATATGTGACGCATCTATTAGAACCGCAAAAGAAAAACTAAATTCTACTGTAAAATTCAGAGAGTGGTTCAGACCATATGCGGCTGCCTGTCGCAAAGAAGATTGCAACAAGTATTTTGAGTCCTCTAGTCTTGATAACATGGAACACATGTCATATGTCGCAAAGGTAAAACCAAGATATCAAAACAAACTAAACGCCGTCACTCACATAGACAACACGACTCGTCTACACGTTGTAGACCAAGATACCAATCCATTATTCTACGATATACTCACTGCGTTTGATGGAGTTCTTCTCAATACGTCATTTAATCGTAGAGGTGAACCCATTATAAATAATCTAGTAGGTGCATTAAAAGTGCTAGCGAGAACACCTCTTGATGCACTAGTGTTACACCATGAAGACAGATATTACTGGATTGAAAAAAATGATACACGAGTGGTCATATCAGGGGAAGACGTTTCTTCCGACTGATGAGTTATTAGAGAGTTATCAAGGGTTTGTCTATTGTTTGATGAATCTGAAAAATGGTAAAAAATATATTGGTAAAAAATTCTTTTGGTCAAGTCGTAAACTTCCACCACTTAAAGGTAAAAAAAGAAAAAGAGTTTCACGAGTAGAATCTAACTGGAGAGACTACTGTGGTTCAAGTGAAACTGTTCAGACTCTTATTGAAGAGGGTGCATCATTTGAACGTGAGATACTTCGTCTTTGTCAAACCAAAGGTGAGTGTTCTTACTACGAGGCCAAACTCCAGTTCGAACACGATGTTCTTTTGAATGATATGTATTATAATGAATTTATAGGATGTAAGATTCATGCAAAACACATTAAATCGTAGTATCATAGTTGATGATATTATTTTTGACAACGAAAGTAAATCTGAAATATGTGTAAAAATTGATAAGGTCAAGGCACTTCTCACAGACCGAGGTGCAAAAAAAGGTGACCTCATTACAATATCAATTTTACCTGTTTCAACTTATCATGTCGCATCTATCTTCGCATGTGCAGAACTTGGTCTTAAAATAATTATTCTAGATAGTCCTGCTACTGAATTGTCCCTTCCATATACGAAACTTGCACTACACGGCCCATCTGATTATTTTATCTACGACTCCTCATTAGACATGTCAGGGATATATGATGGTCTACACGATAAGATGATAAGACTATATGGTGGCAAATCAATTGATGTAAGAAAGACACCTCAACTAGATAAGAATGGTCACTGGCCTGAACAGACTTACAATGTCTCGATAGAACCGACTGACCCATTTCTTTTATCTTCTACTAGTGGTTCAACAAAACCCTCTCGACCAATCTTGTTTTCACACAAAGAGGTATATGAAATATCGAAACGCAATGTAGATGTATTTGAGTTCAAGTCCGATTCAAAGGTCATTCATTCTAGAAACTTACATCACGCATCTGCTTTACTTACATCACTCTTACCTGCCTTGATGAAAGCGCATGTCCACGGGTCATTTGCAATAGGTCATGACCTCAGTCAAGAAGAAAATGAAGATATGATGCAGGGACTTCATGACCTACTTCAGTATCCACCCTCACACATTATGATACCAAACAAGGCAGAACTGATGAACTTTCTTGAATCATTCTCAGGGCCATTCAAACGAACTGTCAATATCAATATGTGTGGATTTGCACTCGACCAATCTTTTGCCGACCTTACACGAGAATATAATGTAAAGTTTCATTCTCATTATGGTTCAATCGATACGGCCATTCCTTTACTTGTAAACTTTGTTGATGAGAATAGTGTGGTCAAAGAGAATGGTCTTGGAGTCTTACCAGATGACTTCTATGAATTTGATGGTAAAGAGATTATGTGTGAATTGTGGGACAAACCAAGATATATCGAAGATGATTTATATATGATTGATGACCAGTTCTTTATCGAACCTCGAAAGTTAAATCTACCAGACGACATTGACCTAACACCATTTATGCAGGACACCAAAATCAATATGGAACAACTTCGAGGACATGAAACAGAGTTGTTGTGTCAACAGATAGAAAAAGACTTGCACCAAAGAGTCGCAATATTACAATTGGTCTCAAACCATGCAAGTCGATTTATTCTATCTAAAGATTATTCTCCGACAAAATATCCAATACATTCTGAGGACTAGATTCTCCATAAGGGTCTTCAGGACAATTGTCAATAAATCCTTCTTCGGGTAAGAATGTTTCAATGAAACCATTATCGATAATCATCGCATATCGCCATGAACGCATTCCAAAACCAAGATTATCTTTATCAACAAGCATACCCATCTGACGAGTAAATGTGCCTGAGCCATCAGGAATCAATCGAATATTTTCGATACCTTGGTCACGTCCCCAACAGTTCATGACAAACGCATCATTGACGGAAATACAATTTACTGTATCGATACCAAACTTCGCAAACTCGCCATCGGCGGTCATCTTTTCATAATCTGGTAGTTGATAGGTGGAACAGGTTGGAGTGTATGCGCCAGGCAAACTAAAGACGATGTGTCGTCCTTTTCCCCATAGTTCATCGGTTGTTACTTCTTCCCATCGAAAGGGATTATCTCCAAACAAACTGTCGTCTCGAACTCTTGTTTGGAAGGTCACATTTGGTATTTGATTAAACATTAGAACTCTTCTTCTTCCTGCGAACGATATTTATCTTGAGTAGACATAACCCAATGTGGTCTTACATCTTCTCCGATATTTTCTTCGATTGGGTCAGGGTGTTCAAAGAACACCCCTCTCCAACGATTTATGAGATTAAACAGCGTTCGCATACTCCACTGCTTTCTCAACTGCTTTCACTTTGCGTGATTGGTTTGCACCGAACCATGCAGAGGTCAAACGTGTGTCTGCCTCACGACCAAGTTGGTGGTCGGTCAGATAGGTGACACTATTCAGTGCTTGCCACCATGTTCCCTCACCAAACTGTGCGCCTGGCTGAGTATCCAGAACTTCATACGCTTTCTGTCCATTAGAAGACAAGTCAGTAAAGTCCTTGACAGAGATTTCCTTCTTACCTTGATAGGTGCGAGGAAAGACCTCATTGTAGTATTGAACGAGTGATTCCACTGTAAACCTCTTGGTTGAAAGAAACTCGGCAGTCTCTCTATATAGTTGGAATTTTTCAGACGCAATACCCAATGTCTCTTTTACAGAGTCAGGATTGAACTGTGTGCGGTGGTTCAAAGATACAGACTTTTCTACCTTTTGACCAAGTGACAAAGAAAGTGTGTTGTTACAGACCACACGAATAGGTGTGAACCGAACATCAATTGCTTTACCATATTGGTGTGGATTTGAAAACAAGAGATAAGAGTCAACTTGGTCTTCACCAAGAATAGTGAAGGAGTCCTTTACTTTCGCAAGAGCCCAGACCATGTTACCATCCCTAAGTGAACCTGCGGTGTTCATTTCCATATCACCTGCAAGAACATACTCAGAGAAGAAGTCAAACGCCTCATCATTCTGAACTGGATTCCAACCTTTACCAATAACATCTAAAACTTTGTTATCAGATGTGCGAACCAGTGCTTGTTTACCATCGACCTTTGCACCAGATGCAGTCACAAGGTCTTGTTTCTCGACTGTCCAGTCAAGACCTGCCTTCTGTTGCATCTGTTGAGGTGTTAGGTCATTTGAGACAGGGACACCGAGGCCATGCCACGGAACTTCCCCTGCGTATGCCATTGTTTCTACCTGATGAGCCATTATGCAGCCTCCAACATTGTGAATGGAACGCTGTAACGTTGACCATCATAGATTTTAATAATCGCTTTTTTCTGGTTTACTTTTTCAACAGTGCCAAGAGTTTTTCCATTCTTACGAACGATATAAACTTCGTCACCAAGATTGATGTTGACTTTGTTTTTCAATGAGAGTGCATCTTGTGCAAACTTCATTACCTCATTTAGTTCTTCAAAAGAAGACAAGGAGAGGAGTTCCTGTTTTAATGTTGATGAAATCATAATCATTTTCCTTTCAATTTATCAAACAATATAATCATATTATCATAACAAGAAGGAATTGTCAAGCATTATTTTTACTTTTTTTGCCAAAAGTTTGGGCCACTACCTTTGTAGATAGATTTAGGTTTAGGTCTCTCTACTCTCTCGTGAAGAATAGGTGGACACTGATATTCTTTGCTTGTGTTCTGAAATACCTTTGAGAAGTCCTGACATATGTATTCGCAAACTCTCTGATACATAGGATTCTGACTTGTTCCCACATCTTCAATCTTACCACTTTTCAGATTGCAAGTCATCATGTTAAGTGTTGAAGCGAATAAAAGACCTTCAAACATTTTTCTTTATCCATCTGTATGCCGCATATGCAAGTAACAATACGACTATTGTTCCGATACCATCAAACCAACTTGTGTTGTTCATAGCATCAATTAAATCTGCTGTTACCCAATCCATACGATTAATCCTATTACTATAACCATTACAACTCCAAACATGATACTACTGACAATCCCTATGGTCTTAATATCTTTCATCAGCTTTTGTCTCTTGCGAATAGCGGCTGCACGTTCCTCTTTTTCACGCATCTTTTCTTCTTGTAAACGTTTTGCTCTTTCGTCTACAATCTGGCGCCATGTTCCATAACCGAAGCGATTATCGATTAGTATAGCTAACTCGTCCATTTGTTCCTTAGCCAGTTTGGCATCAATGACTGAAGATGCCGCATCTTTGGTTTGACCTATAATGGATTTATTACCAAATCTTTCTTTTTGTATTTGTTTCTCACCAGCGAACATCGTGTCAACAGCGGATGCTATATCACGAATGTCGTTTGCTGTATTTAAATTTGATTTTATAAATTCCACTGACTTTTGAAACAACGCTATACCAGTTAACGCTGTTGATATTGGCTCCATCCCTGTGCCTTCCATGTAACTCTCTCATTCCTATTTATAAGAAATGATTCGTTTATCCACAGAAAACACAGAGAATAGAGGATTAATTGCCTAAAGATACTCCAGCGGCAAGAGTTTGTAACTTCTTCTTACTACCACCAAATACTTTAGTCGCCGCAACTTGTGTCAAATTTGATGTATCATTACCAACAACAACAAGTGCAATCATACCCATACTTTTATGGGGTGTGCATTGATACAAATATACGCCAGGCACATCGAATGTCAATGAGACTTCTTTATTGAACTTAGAACGTTTGGGTAATTCATAACCTTCTGGCCCTGCAATAAACTCAACATTATGGCCTTTGGCGGTAGGCAACCATTTGATTGTGTCGCCTGCATTAATGTATGTGACATCTTCTGAATATACCATACGAGCGCCATCGTCTCGTTTATTCAACATTTCAATAATTGTTTCTTCTGCATATGCTGGCGTAGTGAATGCTAACGCCACAAATAATGTAATAAATCTAATCATAGTATCTCCTAATAAAAAGTGAGGACTTCTGTTGCTAGGCGTCCCCTGACCCCGAAAACTATGCGGCTAGCGCATACTCTTCATGTGCGTAATTATCGTTTGCACTTACGAGTTTGTTACGATTAAGGTCGCTTCCACACCTATTCTCCACATTCCTAATCAATACCTGTCGAACCTATTTCGCCCCCTCAGAGGGGGTTTGGTGGAGGCGGTGGGTATTGCACCCACGTCCAGTATACCTTTTGGTTTGCTTCAACGAATACTTTTATTTATACACCAAGGATATTGCCAGCCTTGTTAGCATCAAGACTACCACCACTTCGCATGTGTGTCTCCACTTGCTCGAAGTAGAATGCCGCATCCTCATGACCATATTCTTCAAGAACTTCTTTACATGCCTTGAAGAACAACGTAGTCTTCATCTGTTGCATGTTTTCAGCACCAGATGCTTTATGTGATTTACCCACCCGTTGCATTTTTGAACTCTACTGCTTTATCGAAAAATAAATCTATCATGCGTTCAATCTTGAGAAATTCAAGGTCTGCATCGAGAGACTCCTCATAACAAAGTGAAGAAGCTTCTTCAGCACCTTTGTCTATTCCTATTTTAAAACCAAAAACATAACCAATTAATAAAGCGATTATTAGAAACATAAGAAGAGTTGATTTTGTAAAATTATCCATATCATTTTGCCTTTCAAATAATGGAGCGGATGGAAAGAATCGAACTTTCATCAATGGATTGGAAATCCAGTGCATTACCATTATGCTACATCCGCATTGATTGATGAAAAACTTGTATCCCTACACTCATACTGAGAACTTCACTGTAGGCCAACCAACCTAAATTTTCATCATTATCTTTATAGTATCATACTATACAGTAGATGTCAAGTCTTTATTCTCATACTCTGCGATTTTTTTATCAAGTTCGCTTTGGGGAATAGAGTCCTTGACTTCTTTGCGTTCCAGATAAATCTTTCTCGCATTCATCAAACGATTGACTCGTCTTTTGACAGACTTGGGAACTGAACCACCACCCGAATATTTTTCACCCCACATCGTGAGTTCTCCCATGATGTAGGACAAACCTCGTCTTACAAGTTTCTCAGTCCGTCTGCTGTCTCGTGAAATCCATTCCATTTTCATTCTCCATATCGTGAACGTGTAAAGCAATCAACGCATAGTGTAAAACCTTGAGTAAGTCAGCACGATTCTTTCCAGCCTTCTTACCATATCGTTGAGTATATTTCAAAATGTTTCCTAGAGTGAAACCCTCTCCATGACCAGCATCAATGATGAACTCAGTCGCCTGATACTTGTTTTGAGAGTAATGTTCATCATAGGTTGAGTTGACATAATCAACTAATTCCTTGATGAGTTTCAACTCATTATACTTATAGTCAATCTTACTCATTAGACTATTGCGTCAAATGTCTGTAGACTATTCACACGAAACGAACGCCAACCTTCCACATCCAAGTCATAGACACGAACGGTCTCTTTCTTTTCATTGGGTTCAAGTGTGGTAGTTGGTCGTTTGTCCTCTGGAATAAACCTTGAGTCCAAAGTAGCCCGCATGTTGCGAACCTGACCATCTTTGACTTTGACGAAAGAAAGTTTGACTATATTCTCTCTCAGTGTATTAACTACTTTATCATATTCATATTTTGACATTGTTTTCCAGTCTGCATTCATAATATTCTCCATTTTATATCTGTGTATTATATCATAGATATCGTGTATTGTCAATGATTTTATCAAGATTATCTGTTCCCTTGATACGACTTTCTTCAAACATCTCAAAAGACTTATTATCAAAACCAGAACGATACAAGTGTTCTTTGAGAGCCCACCACTGTCTTGTCTCATCAGATGTATAGGCATTAGGATTTATAGTGTGTATACTTGTGAAATCAAAATCAAAGACACCATCAGGTAAATCATCAATCCCATATCGTGTTCCCCAATTGTCATCTAGTATAATCAGATACTTTCGTCCATACTTGGTTACAATTTCAAAGTCGTCATGACCTAATATATCTCTGAGATACTCTGTGTCGGAATGTTCTGACTGTCTTCCAATGATATGATACTCACCATCTTGTTCCTCAAACTTCTCGTCAAGCATATGCCATGATTTGCAATCTCGACTCTTGACCAGAGTTGTTCCATCATCCATAATCTGAACCTTGTAGTAATCATCAACGAGACGACCATTAATAAACAACGCATGAGGGCCATCAGTCTCACCAAAGATTGTTGTTACAGGAACTTCCCGTAATTTTTGTTTTCCTCGATGAAGTAAAAACTTAGTATTAGAACAAGTAAAATCCTGAAGTTTATCTAAAACCAAATCACTCTGTGCAAGAACAACTTTTCTCTCTTCCCTTGCCAAATCCTTCTCCAGACACTTGACCATATCTTCAGGCCAGTAGTCGGTATTGTTTGGTAGATTATAGAACAGATGTTCATCACAAGTCATGATTGCAGGTAAGAAGTATGTCGTCAATGCACGAGCATGATGAATATTGTTAGTGTGAAGTGCAAGTGTATCTCTGATACCAAGTGCATCTGCGTTTCTGTATCCAAGACCCATTGCCTGTCTGTGAGTCAAGTATGAAAACTTGTAATCATCTCCCGAATAACCAGAGGTGTGTGTGACATGTAATATATCGTCTAGATGAACAAAGGGTGAGTATAAACACTCTTTATCATAGTTTGCAATGTCAATCTCTTCTTGAAAGAATATCTTACCTCTGTTTCTTTCCATCATCTTCTCAGTGAAATCAAAAATCTCACTATTACCATAGAAGGTCTTTGCCATGATATTCGTAAAGATTGCATCAAACTTAACTTTCGCAAGTGTAGTGCAATCAAGGAGTGGATTATTGTAAGGATAGTTTCCACACCATGTTTGAATACCAAGTTCCGCACATGCAAAGAACAAGGCATAATGGTCAGTATCTCCAAAGATAAATGAATTGAGAACAAGGTCTCCTTTTCTTAGTCTACCTTCGTTTACAAGAAAAGACTTCCACTTGTCAATGCGTTCACAGAACTCTCTTCGATTCATATCAGGAACGTGGTCAAACTGATTAGTTCGACAAATAAAATTTGGTCTTAGTATCTCTCTGTTTAGTATCATCTATCCCACCTATAAAATATGTGTTCTCCAATCGTTCCTACAAGATGCATACCATCATCAACAGCCCAGTATGGTTTGACATAGTGTGCATGGTAATGTGTTGCACCCTCAGTCAATCCTCGATGTGTATCATTCGCAAGTAAATTCTCAGCAACCTTCTTAGACTTCTCCCAAGGCGTTCCTACTCTTGGTTCATCTGAAAGTCCATCACAATACCAAGAGAACTGACATTTATGTTTCTTTGGTATTCCACTTTCCCATACTTGACTCTGAAAGATAACTGCACACACATCATTAGGATAACGAGTGTCATTCACTCGATTCAAAACCACATCTGCGGTTGCAACCATTCCTGCAAGATTATCATTTCTGGCCTCATGGTAGATATTCAACGAAAGACAACGAAGTTCCTTGGGGTCAACTTTCTTTTGATAAAGTTCGACAGGAGACAAATCTTTTGATTTAATATCTTGATTTAACTCTTCACAGGAAACTACAAACAAACATAATATAATTAATGATAATTTCAATTTTCAATCTCTTCTATCAAATCTGATATTCCCATAAAGGCTTGTTCTGGTAACACACTCTTGTATGAGAACTTATATGCAAGAGTCAGTCGAGGACATTCTGTCCATGCGGCGTGCCAACAGTGATGTTGAGGTTCGTCTACACGACCAAATCGATACCACCTTGCTTGCCAACCTTTTTTATCTTCATGAGTTACAAAGTCATTTTTCTCTTTATCAAAATAACGAAAGTATCCATCTCCACTTTCACTCCAAGTAAAAATAATTTGATATCCAAACGCATTCCAGTTGGTGTGCCATTCAATGTAACCTTGAGGTGGATAGTATGATGTCAGAGAATTACTATTTGCGTTGAACTGTTGAACCAGATTATATTTGGTATGGTCATTCAGTGGAGAGAATATTTCGGGATGAGACATCACACCATCAAAGACTTGAAAGGCATATCCTCGTTCTGGAAATCCTGTGTGATGTTCAGCCTGTTCCAATGCCTCATAATAGGTCTCTGGTTCGGTATACTTCTTACCCTGTCCAATCGGAACATTCCCAAGATTCTTAGCAAGTTGTCCCATCAGGTCTTTGTGTTCGATGAACATATCTGAAGTCTCTTCAAGAGTTCGAAGAAAGTCTTTATTACGGATTGTAATCTCAGTCATCTTCTAATGCTTTTACAATGTCTGGAAAGTGAACGCCAATGATTTCCCAACACTTGTCAGCAACCTCACTGTGTTCCTTCTGTGTGCCATTCCCTCTACGCAAGTCACAATAGTGAATCCAAGAACGAAGTGAACCCGCCATGTAGATTGTTGATTGTGTCAAACCTTCGGGTAATAATGCCCGTGCTTGTTCCTTTGCAATACCTTTTGCAAGTGCATCTTTATAAGACATCTCAGCATGTGCTTGGACTTTCTTCTGTTCCATCGACCACCACTCATTCAAGTCATGGTCATCGGTCTCTACAGAGTTCTGACGATTCTTCTCGTCTTGTAGTCGTGCTTTGCGTGACTCAAATCCTGGCGCAACAGCATATCGTTGCGAGAACTCTTGATACGAGAACGAGCGGTGACGCAAAATCTGACGTGCAATGTCACGAGTCGTTTTGATTTCAAGAGTCATATGCACCATCTCAAATGGTGACCAATGTGCTTCACGAATCAGATAACGCAACAGACGTGGTGCTGTTTCGGTGTTGCTCTGATTAGCAGGATTACTTACTCGTGCGGTATAGGCAATAAGTTGCTCTGCTGTTGTGCATTCTGTAATAGCAGAAGGCTTACTCACTGCAATAAGATTTACTTCACTCATTTTTTCTTAACCATCTATCTTAAAATCTTTAAATCTATCAGCGGTTTTAGTCTGGTCAAAGACAGGAATTACATTATCCGCTTTCACTCCATCATCACTGTCATTGTCATCAGAGAGACGCATCTTAGACCTGTCAATCTTGAGAGTGAACCGATTGTATCGTGTCGGGTCATTATATCGATTCTTCAACTGTTTGACCAGTATCTTTCCAACATTATTTAGTTCATCGTTTGAGATGAGTGCGAACATGAGGTCGGCGGTAGCGGGTAGTCCAAAAGACTCGGACGTATCTTCCAACCCAACATCGTCATTAGAATAACCAGAACGAGTCGTCTGCGTTGCAGATACAATCGGAACGTTGAACTCGACTGCGAGGCCTCTAATTTCCTCTGCAATGCTTTTAATGTATGAATATGAGTTGATAGCACCGCCCATTCCTTTCATTCGTGATGACGCACATATATTTAGGTAGTCAATGAAAATCATTTCAGGAACAAAGTTCTTCTTGAGTTTGAGTTCATTCAACAATGCACGAAAGTGACCTGTGTGTGCTTGACCTGTTGGATACTCTTTGATAATCAGTTTACCCTCAGTCTTTGCTTTCAGTGTAGTCACTTTGTCTGTGAACATATCTTTAGATAGATTCTCAATCTGGTCAATTGGAATATTCAACAGATTGGCATCCATGCGTTCTGCGATACGCTCCTCTGCCATCTCCATTGTGATATAGAGAACATTACGACCTTGTGAAAGTGCGGATGCACCCATATGACACATGAACAAAGACTTACCCACTCCTGTTCCTGCGAGTGCGATGTTCAGTGTCTTGTTAGGCAGACCACCTTTGGTAATCATATTGAAATGTTCTAGGTCAAATGGAACTCTTTCTTCCTGTTGATGATAGAAGTCAAAACGTTCATTCACATTCTCAAGATAGTCGTGGCCAATATTTGCATCAAATGAAACACCTAGTGCTTTACTCAAGACATCAGGTATTGCATTCTTTTGTAGTGTTGCATGTTTACCATCGATGATAGAGATACTCTCCATCACTGCGTTGAACACTGCTCGGTCTTGACACCACTTCTCGGTGCGTTCAATCAACCAGTCAAGGTTCTCAGATTCAGGTGTGAAGACATTAGGAAGAAGTTCAATTGCTTGACGATAGTTCTCTTCACCAAGAGAATTGTTTTCATCTATCTCAATCTTGAATGACTCCAGAGTAGGGAGTTTATTGAACTTAGCAACGAACTTTGTAACCTCTTTGAACATACCACGATAGACACCCTCAAAGTAATCAGGAGATATGAAAGGAAGAACCCTTCGCATATACTCTTCATTGGTAAGAAGGTTTCTAAGTATCGTCTGTTCTAGATTGATATTCATTGTATAGTTCCTTTGCTTCCTCATGCATTTCTGGTGTTGCCAACATCTCTCCTGTCTGATTGTCTTTTCCGACAAGAGTTCCTTCACTCACCGCTCTTTCAAGTATAGAAGTAAGTATTTTACCACAATACTCTTGAAATGTCAAGTTCTCATCAATACCCTCAAGGTCAGGGTCAGGAGTTGAAACTACATCACACGAAAATGACAGGTATCCATCGGGGTCATCTGCATTCTCACCTTGAAAGGTGATGTTACCAAATCGAATTACAGTCTCAGGATATTCTTCAAGTAGACGAACATCCCAACCATCAGGACTATCGGCCTGTGGTATCACCTCATAGTGAACATCTTCACTCAGTGTGTTTACAATATCATTCATTCTCATTCACCGCAATCTCATCCATGTCTACTTTTTGTGCAAGACCGATTGAGTATTGGGACTTGATGAAATCAGCAAAGTCAGTGTTCTCAAAGACAGGAGTCCAGAAATCTTTGGTGAGTGTCTCTGCTTGACGAACTTTCTTTTCTTCTCCTGCAATACTATACCAACCATTACTAGGTTTGACAACATACCCACCAGCCACAGCAACATCAAGAAGACCACTAAACTGTTGGACACCACCTTCCCAAGAAACAGAGATAGGTATCTTACTTTTCTCTTTTACATAACGAGACTTTTCGATATTGATTACAAAGTGATAACCCTTGATTTCTGTTCCTTGTTTATCTTGTTGACGACCAATAATCCAGATGTTATCAGACGAGTAGTAGATACCAGTTCCACCACCCACGATGTCTTTTGGAAAGAGACCAATCTCTTTGTATGTGTGATTAACGGCAAGCATCGGAATGTTCTTCATAGTCAAATAAGGTGTGACCATGCGGAATAAACCTTTGAGTGCTTTTGCACGAGACATATCTGCAACCGACTTTTCATTCATCGCATCTTCTAGTTCTTTCTTAGATGCGAGATTACCAATCGAATCAATAACGATAATCACATTATCGGTTCGGTCAATGTTCTCAAGTTGTGAAATTATATCAAACTTGAGTTCCTCGACATTGGCAATCGGGGTATGCAGAACTCGGCTGGTGTCAATCCCGAACTGCTCAAAGTAAGATTGGGGTGAACCAAACTCACTATCATAAAAGAGCAGAACTGCATCTTCTTTTGCTTTCAGATATGCACCTGCCATGAGCAGAGCAAACGAAGTCTTGAAGTGCTTACTGGGGCCTGCAAGGACTGTAAGTCCTGGCGTGACACCACCGTTAATTGACCCCGACAATGCAACGTTCACCATTGGAACATCTGTCGAGACCATATCCTTTTCTGTAAAGAATTTACTTTTTTCTAGAACTTCAGTCGTCTTGATTTTCGAGTTCTTTTTCAGTTTGTCCATTATCGACATTCGAGTCTCCTATTTTGCGATACTTGTCGTTTAGTATAACACATTCATTCAACAAAGTCAAGTCTTTATCGAACTGTGAAAACGCTCGAATGTTTCTTGTTATATCTTGATTTGCAATTCCATCTTTTCCATCATAGTCTGGAACAGTCATATATTCTTTACCGACACGAGGGTCATTCATTATATGATTGATGACAGTTGATGAGTTACATTGAAATCTTTTTGCAGAGTCAACCACCTGATTGAACCAGAGTTTTTTGAGTGCAATAAAAGAGTCTGTTGCAAGTCTTGCATACAAAACCTCTGGCCCAGTTGCAAACTTAAACTGTTGAGCATGAATATTTGTAAATGCCTCATAGATGTTTGCAACTGCGGCGGTTGCTTCTCGAAGTCCACCAACCAACTGATATTCTGCTTCAACAAAATCTCTCTTAGGATTATCGTGGATATTAAGGTCTGGATTAAATGTCAGTCTTTTTAAGTCATCGTCAAAGACAGAATCAAAAAGTCGGGAGGCAATATCAGGTGTGATTATTGATTTAACAATAACACCACCCTTGGTATGTTCTAATATTTTTAGAGCTGCATCTTCAATGATAGAACAATCAAGAAAACCATCATCACTAATAACTGGTTCAGCACATATGACTGTAATATTAGGTTTCCACTCTACCAAGTCATCAATACTTTTTCCTTCCTCATCATCAACAATAAATGTGTTGACATGAGGATGAGTGAAAGCAAACTCAACAGCCCGTCCAAGTTTACCATAACCAACAATACCTACTTGTAATTTATTCATCATCAATTCACCTTATAATAATCTTTATACCATTTCATAAATGCAGCGACACCCTGTTCGATGTCTGTTTTAGGTTTATATCCTAATCCTCTTAACTTATATGTATTACTCCAAGTTTCAATTGTATCGGCAGGATGTTTGGGTGCAAGAACAATATCTGGTTCTCGGCCAAGTTCTTTTCCGATATGGTCAATGAAGTCCATCAATTCAACCTGTTTACCCCGACCAATATTAAATATCTCATTAGACTTGATATCTTCGAAGAGTGCAATCTTGATACCCTCGATAATATCACCAATATATGTAAAGTCTCGTTTCATCTGTCCATAATTGAAAGCCTGTATTGGTTTGTCTGCAATAATACTTTTTGTGAAATCAAACAATGCCATATCAGGACGACCCCAAGGGCCATACACAGTAAAGAATCGAAGACCTACATTGTTCAGACCCGAAACCTTGAACTGACACTCATTCACATGTTTTGTATATGCATATGCATTGAGTTGATGACCTGTAACTTTGTCCTCAGTCCAACCAGTCTCAGGAATAGGTGTTCCACCATAGATAGAACTAGTTGATGCATAGAGAACTTTACCAACATCATACATCTGACAGACCTCAATTAGATTTTGAGTTCCATCGATATTATCTTGATGATACAGTCTCTCGTTTCCAAAAGAAGCACGAACATTCGCACGACCTGCTAAATGAATCACGATGTTTGGTTTTAAAACATTGAATGCTTCGTCAAGTGCATCAAAGTTTTTGAGGTCACATTCATAAACCTGATTACCGAAATAATCTCGTCTTGCATACTTTAGCTTGGGGTCATAGTAATGATTAGCAAAACTGTCAATTCCCATGACATCTTTAAAACCATCCTCAATGAGTGAGTCCATCAGGTGACTACCAATGAAACCTGCTCCCCCTGTTACTAGTATTCTCATTATCCGTTCCTATAGATATATTCTAATGCTCTATCTGCTTCTTTATCTAGGGGTCTGTTTTCATACCAGTTACCAGTCTCTCTGTCCAACTCAGAACAAAGTATTGCAATCTGATTTGCAGATATCGGATATCCTTTGGATACTGCGTTACCTGCAACCGCAACCATAATCTGATACATCTTATGATACCATCCAGTTCCAGTAATAGAACGATACTCTTGAACCAATCGTTTTGGAAAGAATGGGCAATCCCGATATGATGTCCAAGAGTAATCAGTATTATCTAGGGAGTTCTTACGATGCTGTATTACAGCCTCTTGCATAGCAGGAGGTAGTCGGTCAAGAAACGTATTACCTGTTGATTCTACATAGGAGTGTTTGTTTCTTAACATGTCAGGGTCAATCTTCACACCCTCGTTGGTGAAGATAAAGTTGTATGCATTGGGATATTGTGCAGGGACATAATACATACGAGACAAGTCTTTGGTCTGTTCGTCTCCCAACTCATCAAACTCCTTGTTCATTGCGAACCAGAAGTGTGGTAAGTCTTTGGAGACAACCTCTTTGGTCAGAGGAAACACCAGACGAAACTTTGGTTGTTCGATTGTTGATGAGGCGGTTGAGTAACATATGTAATAATACTCACCGAACTTTTCATATAATGTCTGTTCTAGATGTTCGCTAGAACAAACAAAATCATCCACATCAAGGCAAGCCCAGCCACCCCATACTTCAACAGATTTATTAGAGCGGGTAGTATCCACACGATAACAAGCAGGGCTGATAAGAGGAGAAGAATCTCTACCACCTTTTTGTCCTTTCTTTTCACTAAGTGCATAAAGTAAACTCTCAAACTTTTCCCATGTGTCAAATTCCATAACACGATGAGTCTTGTTATCAAATGTATTTTGAAACAAAGTAAGAGAGTAATTCATTATCATACTATATCATACCCAATGAGAATTGTCAAGACATAAAAACTACGATGACACAACGGTCTTCAATAGATGCCATCGGCGCATGAGGTTCTTGTGCATCATACCAAATGAAACGATTTTCTTTGAAGTCAATCTTTTCACCATTATAATAAGTTCCTGCTTCACCCCACAAATAGATGACCCCAGCCCATTGACACTTATCTCTGTGAGTTCTTTTTGCGATGCTACTGACATGTTCTTGAAAACCTTTTATATTATTACCCTCACATTGATAAAAGTGCATACGGTCAACTATCTTACCTGTCGTCTTTTCAATCTTGGTTGTTAGGTCAGGATATATTGTTTTGATATTGAGAGTGCGAAGACCTGACCAGCTTTCAATGACGCCTAATATTTCATTGGATTCTTGGGGTGTAAAGTATTCGGCATTTCTTGCATCCAAGGCAATTGTTTCAAAATCATCAATGAAATCTTCGTGTATGTTTAGGTCAAGCAAAGAACATATCCAACTGTGCTTTGGGTTCAGCCGACCAACCAACCGCATCGAGGATTGGTTCGAGTGGGTCAAGAAAAGTCTTCTCAAACATCAGACCATAATCCACATACTTCTCAAGTCCCAACTCACGAGGCAGATTGACAGGATAGGTGATGACATTCTCCTTGATAGGATTGGGTTGTTTGAGATACACGAACTTTATCTTCTCACCATTCTTGATTGACTCGTATCTTAGGTCTTTGGTGTAGTGATTATATAGTAACGCACCCCGAACATGAATGGGTGTTCCCTTCTTATAGATAGAGTCACGGTCTTTCCATTTGTTTACCTGACTCACCCCACGAGGGAATGAGATATCTTCGGCAGGAAGTGATTGAAACTCATTTCGAAAACGATTGATAAACTGTTGAGTATTTGACTCATCACCCTCAATGATAACATTAAATAATTCTTTCATCTTCTGACGCACGACTTGAGGAGTGGATGACTTGATGGCCTCGATACCCATCATCTTGAGTTTAGGTTCTGCATACTGCACACCCTCAGAGTTATGAACATTGAGAATGTATCGTTTCTTAGCAACCCAGATACCACGGTCAGCAATCACCTCACGACCCATCTCCATACGATTGACGTATGCGTTGGTGTAGTCTGCAAGTTCTTCATACGACTTCTCCAGAACTTTCTCGAAGTGGTCAGACGAAATCTTATCCAGAAACTTCACAGGGTCTTTGGGGTCAAACTTCTTGACCAACTCAGACATATTAATATAGAGCGAGTCAGTGTCAATGGCAATCACATAATCTTTATCAGTCTCAAGGAGTTTATTCATCTCCTTGTTGACTTCACGTTCTGCCCATTTGATTGACAACTGACCCGCTAGTGTGATGGACTCCGCAACTCTTTGGTCAAAGTAACGAAACCATCTATTACCCAAAGCACCATACAGACTATTCATGAGGATTTTGATAGCCATCTGTTGATTGTCTAGTTGGGAAATCTTGTTTGATAAAGACTTGGTTGGTGTCTGTTCATACTCTTGTTGTGAGTCCAACATCTCTTTTTTGATGACACGGCGTTCACTATAATACTGACGAATGACACTTGGAATGACACCCTCACGGTCAACCGAGAAACGAACACCACTTGGAGCAGTCGCATACTTACCTGTTATCTCAGTTTGTTTACGCAACATGCGTTCCACATCTGTATCAATCAATCCATCAATGACGGTCTCAGGTGACATATTGTATTGAACAATGATATTGGGATACAGAGAGTTCAGGTCAAAAGATGTGACCCAATCATGCGAACCAACCATCGGGTCTTTTACATATCCACCTTCGTAATCACCCTTTACCTTTTCAACCTTTGGAGGAACAACAACCTTCTGTTGATTGAGAATACGATAGATGATTGAGTCCCAGATAGCAGTAGTTCCCATGACATCTTCATAGTTCACTCCACCTCGATACGCAAGAGTAAGTGCAAGGCTGATGAGACCAAGTTTCTCTTCGAGTTTGTCAACCAGTTCAACGTCCTTGATGTTATAGTCAATAAACTTCTGGTAGTCCTCTTTATAGAGTGTATGCAGATTGCCATGTTCTTCATAGGATAGTTTGCGCTCACCCAATACAACATTCGCAATGTGGTCAAGTCGATAGGACTCTTGTTGACCGAGCGTGTTGTAGGTAAACTTACGAAACAGGTCATAATAGTCAAGTTGTGCGACACCCATGATGTCATAGGTATCAACCTCATTCATACCAAACTTGTTGGCACGAACCTTACGAGGTGACACCACACCCCACGGAGAGAACTTCTTGACCGACTCTTCACCGACTACCTTGCGTGTGCGATTGACCATATAGGGAATGTCAAACTGTTTGGAGTTCCAACCAGTGACAATATCAGGAAGTCCATAGTCTGACCAGTAAGCAAGAAACGACATAATCAAATCGAGTTCACTATCACACTTTATAAAGATTGTCTTTTCATCTTTGGGTGTGTATTCACCAAGACCCCATACTCGAAAGAAATCCTCTTTGTTTGATTTTGTGCAGATTGAGATGATAGGATAGTTTGCGGTTTCGGGTTCGGGAAAGCCCTCATCAGACGCAACCTCGATATCGATTGTGGTGATTGATATTTGATTGGAGTCAAACTTGATGTCAGATGGAAATACCTCTGCGATGAACTGCATCACAAAGTTGTTCATACCATAGACATTGAAGTTAGGAACTTTCTCATACTTCTTGATGAACTCTGTTGCGTCACGCATCGAGTCCATTGCGACAGGTGCAACAGATTTACCTTCAAGTGTTTTCCATTCACTCTGTCCGTCTACAAAAAGTGTAGGTTTGAACGGAACTCTTTTCTTGATGCGTTCCGCACCATCATAACCACGATATAGAATCGTGTTACCATATCTTTCAATGGATGTATAAAATTTCATATAAAATCCTCATAATATAAAACCATTATACACTACTCATAAACAAAAGTCAAGGGGACTTTTGCCCCCTTGACCATTCTTGTTAGATGAGTGGTTGTGCCGCAATCGCAACAATACATAGTGCGATAATGGCGAACACTCCACGTTCGAGCCAGTTTTGGGTCATTTCTTTTTCCTCGTGATTAACTGATTGTTATATTACGAGGCTGCTTCTCTTTTGGGATTTCTAACTTCAGATTTACTGCGAGAATACCATCCTTCAGAGACGCTCCAGTTACTTCGACATACTCAGACAAACGGAATTGACGTTTGAAATTTCGTGTGGATATACCACGATGAATAACTTCTCGGCCTTTACTTTCATACTCACCTGTAATGGTGAGAGAACGTTCTTTCTGTTCAATATTCAAATGGTCTTGGGTAAATCCTGCAACCGCAACTTCAATCGTAAACTCATCATCACTCTCTTTGATAATGTTGTGAGGTGGATAATGGTCGTGAGCGTGTTTTGTTGCATACTCAAGTTCGTTGAACAAATGGTCGAAACCAATGAACGCTGATTTTGGAAAATGCGTTTTTCCTACTTCGTATTTTGTCATGTCGTTATCTCCTATAAATTAGCAAGACAAATCGAGAACCCGATATCGGCATCCTCATAAGTATATATAAGAAGTATGTATTCTAATTACAAGAGCAAACCATGAAAAAAGTTCAAACACCCGAAACAGCAATCAAATTAGCAGCGATGATAGAGAACGCTCGTAATCATACTGAGGAACTCAACTCAGGCCCGATGCCTCAAACTATCGCAAAGCGAAAGAAGTTAGAAAAGAAACAATCTAGACGTAGGTAGCAGGGTCACACTCAGGACTGCGACCTGTCTCAACACCAAACGAGAATGTTACCCTTGAACCCATTGTATGAATTTGATGATATGTCCCTCTTGGTATCCACACCGCATCACCTTGCTTCATATGAAAGAAGTCTTTTTCGTCTATTGTGATATTAACACTTCCAAGCATTTGAATAAGAAAGACATCCATACTATCCTTATGATTGGGATATGAACCTGAACCAACACCAAAGCCAACGAACACTATATTACTAATGTGTGGTCGATACAATTCAGGTAGAGGTGCTTTGGGAACAAAGATATCATTCAACACCGAAACCACATCATGTGCAATCGGAGGTGCAGATGGTCGTAGATGAAACCTCTCTATCTCAACTTTCTGTTTATCCTCTTTCCATTTTAAAAGTTTTTCTGGATGAGTATCTAATAAACGAATTATATCATCCCAAGAAAACTTGATATCAAAATGAGTTTTCCAACTATGTTTGTTTCGAATATCTGAAAGATGAGATATAAAAGTTTTCTTTATTTGTTCCCGATATTGTATTTCGGACATAGTTCCCACTGGTCTTTTTCTTTGTAACCAATAATCTTTATTGTCCGTAAAGGGGCGCAACCCTCAATCACATCTTTGTTTTGAATCTCAACGAGACCCCAATCAGACAAAAGAGTTGCAATTGTATTACGTCTCTCTATATCAGAAACTTCTAGATTTGATTTCTTCTCGTCAAGCAAAAATAGTTCCTTGAAGTGAACGATAAAGTATCGTCCCTGTTTATGAAGAATATGACATGACTGATAGAGTTTTTTATCTTTTCGTGATGCGACACCGATTCGTGTCAGAGTCTCACGGACTTTGAGAAAGTCATCTGGTTCTGCTAGAGTAATCTCTAACATACTTGCAGGACTCCATGATACTAAATTATTTTCTTCCACCTTTATTCACCTTATTTCTTATTATTTCTATTTGTTGGGGTGATAAAAGAGGAAGGACTTGGGAAGCCTTTTCATTACTGTAACCATAGTATTCTTTCACCACATCAACGTCATTCTGTATTTCTGGTTTTAACCATTTAGAAAACCTTTTGCGTTTCCTAACAATATTTATAAGAAATTGGTATTGTAGACGATTGTCTAGGTGATGATATCGATTCATCTCATTTGCGAGAACAACTGTATCAGAGAAGTAAGAAAGACTGCGATTGACCATAAAAGAGTTGTAGGTCTTTTCATCTTCCATCACATCTTTCTTAGAATAGTTGATAGAGGTCACATAATCAAATGGGTTCATGGTAAGTAATCTACCTCAATACCAGCGGTTACGAGAAAAACATTTCCTGCATCAGTTTTGTATTGGTTTCTCCAGACCAAACGTGTGATACCAGATTGATATATCAGTTTTGCACAATCAAGGCAAGGTGAGACTGTAGTGTATAATGTAGCACCCTCTGCACTTTCATTTGAACGTGCAACCTTTGCGATTGCATTTGTCTCTGCATGTAGAACTTCTGGTTTGGTAATCCACTTACCATCAAAGGAGTCTTGATACTCACACACATTTGTCCAACTCGAAGGCATACCATTGTATCCAATCGATATGATACGATTGTCTTTTACAATGACTGCTCCGACTTTAAGTCGTGTTGCGGTTGATAATTCTGCATACACCTCTGCGGCCTGCATGTGTGCATAGTCCCACTTATTTATCATCTCGAAGTCTTTCTTTTTCTAATGATAGTTTATCCTTGAGAGACATCAGATATGCAGCTGCGGCAAGAACTGCAATAGCACCTGTCTCTGCCAACAACTGCATTGCGGCCATGTCCTTACTATGCAGGACAACCAGACGACAGAGTGCAGTAATCGCAATGATGATTGGAATGGTTACAGGAATACGATGACTTGCATAGAATGCTCCGACCATACCTACAACCTCTGCATAAATGAATAGAAGAAATAAATCTCCAAGTTGAACTGTCCACTTCTCATACATCATCCATATTTGTTCGCCAGCCGCAATCATAGTGAGACCACCGATAATTGCGAGTAAGAACTTCTCTGATACTTTAGTTGTCCAGTGAAGTCCACGATTTACTCGTCCATTTGGCTTTATATCATAATCATCCATATTTGTCAACCCCAATGTTTAATCACACCTGCAATAATAAAGAAACAGGTAATCCAATTGACGAACTGTAATAACATACGAAGGTATAGTCCCTTTCGTGCTTGTTTCATTGTAAGGATAGGAACTTTCGGTTCATCCTCATCTGTCCGACCAATATAGTAGTCTAATGCTCGTGCTACTACTTTTTCCCATGTGCGATATTCAATCATCTAAATGCAATCAGTCCAATAACTAAAAAGATTATGACGAATATCAATCCTTGTTTCATACTTTCTTTCATTTTATATACTCCACGTTTGCCATGCATTCTGTTAGACATGCAACCATATTTAGTTCATGGTCAGCAACGAATGCATTCTTGTATTGATAATCCGCAAGGATGAGAATCAACTGCGGAATACTTTCAGGTTTGACATGACCTTCCATTGTATCAAAGACACCACGAAAGATTGCAGCCGGTTCAACATCAACATTGTTTACAACCCACTTACGCATCTTCTTGAAGTCTTTATCCTTGAGATGTTTGTAAAGGTCAGAATACTGACTATTGTCACTAATGATAACATCAGTGTTTATGCTTCCACCGATTGAACCTCTTTGTGATTCATTCAGAATACGTCTCCAATCAGGAGCATGTTTAGTAATAAGATTTGCAATCACTTCTTTATTATAAGTGACGTTTTCTTTGTTCAGAATGTCCATCAGACGTGTCATAAATGACCCACAGAGGTCAATCATATCTTTCTTGGTGGTATTAAACTCATACACTCCACAACGACTGTGAAGAGGTTCTATGACCTTGTTCTTGAAGTTACATGTCAGAATGAATCGACAGTTCTGCGAGAACTCTTCGATGAAACCACGCAATGCAGGTTGTGTGGATTGAGGATTGAGATAGTCTGCCTCGTCAAGAATAACAACTTTGTATCCACCTGATAGAGATACCGAAGAAGCAAACTGTTTAATCTTACCACGCAGGGTGTCGATGTTACCCTCTTCCGAACCATTGATGACAATGTAGTCAAGGTCTAGTTCATTACAGATTGCACGAGCAACTGTAGTCTTACCAAGACCAGCCGTGCCAGTGAATAACATGTTGGGTATCTCACCAGAGTCAACAATATTCTGAAACGTTTGCTTGAGTTCTTTTGGCAGAATAGTATCTGCGATAGTTTTGGGACGATACTTCTCGACCCATAGAAATTCATTACTCATACTCTCTCCATAATAAAAAACAAGTATATCACATCAGCCGTGATATGTCAATAAAAAATGAGGTGAGCGGAAAGGAGACGCTCACCTCACCAAGTCGGCGGAAAGGAGAACGCCTGACTTATTCTTCAACTCCCTGTGCGGATTGATACTCCTCACAGATTTGAATAATCTGAACTGCTTGGTCTCTTAGTTGACCGATTGTTGAGAGTTCTTCACCTTTGAAACCGCCTCGTTGAACAACGGTATCAATTACTGCCACAGTAGAACGAGATACTCTATTGCCCAATTCGTAGATAGTAGTGTGGTCTTTTGTTTCTGCTTTTGCCATTTTATGCTCCATTATATGTAGATGACTTTTCAAGTGCAATAAAGTATTCAGTCGGAGACTGCTTACTTGTAAAGTGTGAGATTAGTTTAGATGAAATCTCAACATCATAATCTTCATTTACAACCTTCAGATTATTTACATTCAAAATAAAGTTGAAGTCTGCTCCCTCTGGATATGTTCCTTCAACATCAATTGAGAACACATTAGAAGTTGCGTTATCTGTGTCGGTTACAGAAAGTGATACCGAACCTGTCGATGGTTTGATAGAGATATTCTCATAACCAAAGTTAGATGCGGCCTTTTTCAAATCACTGAGTGTATCAGTATCTAGACTAAACTTAACTTCGGTGTCAGGCATATTAACATCTTTGCCAGGCGATGTCAACATCTCAGGGTCAGACAGAAAGTATTTTACTGAACGTCTAGAATCAGAAATGTTGATGTAATCTTTTGTCACTTCGAAACGTGGTTCTTTGACAAGAGACACCGCACCCAGAAACTCATTCAAATCGTAGATACCAATCGTTGAGTCAAATGTCTCAACGACCTCTGTCTTTGACATGACGTTTCGGGCAACCGAAATTGTCTTAATAGTGTTACCTTCTCCAATTACAATGTTTGGATTAATGGTAGCATAGTTTTTTAAAATATTAATTGTAGTGTCGGATAATTCCATAATATATTCTCCAATCGTTAAAATTACATCGAGTATATCATAACTCGACAGATTTGTCAAGCAGCTATTTTGATTTTACTGAAGTTTTTATCTTTGATAAATTCAATACGTCTCTTGAATTGTGAATCTTCTTCCAACTCAGATTTGTGAGAGATGACAAAAACATTTGTATCCTCGGCAAGAGAGTGAATGATGTGCATCAGATTCTCGATGCCCTGTCCATCCAAAGACGAGTCAAATGTTTCGTCCAGAATGAGAAGA